TGAAAGACGGTCTCTCAAAAGTAGACTGGGAAAAGATTAATGGCGCGCTTGATCGGCTTTGGAAAGCGTTAGCACCTTTTGCGGTAAACGTTGGCGACGGTTTGCTATGGTTTTGGGAGAACGTGCTCGTGCCTATCGGCACATGGACAATGAATAACGCTGTCCCAACTTTTTTAGACCTTTTGTCTGGCGCGATTAATGTGTTGAACAGCGGTCTCACAGCATTAAAACCGCTCGCACAGTGGCTATGGGATCAATTTTTGCAGCCTCTTGCGGAGTGGACCGGCGGAGTCATTGTCAGCGTACTTGGTGGGATTGCGGACGCTCTGACAAGGATATCCGATTGGATCAACAGCCACCAAGGCTTAGTACAAGGCATGACGGTGACTGTTGCAGCATTTTTTGCAGCATGGAAAGTTGTAGAGCTTTTGTCATTTATACAGCAGTCTGGAGGCGTGGTTGCAGCTTTAAAAAGTATTACAACCGCTATAGCTGGCAGCACACTTGCCAAACTGAAGGACAAAGCGGAGACAGCGGCTTTGAATGTAATGTATGCGAAAGACTTTGTAGTGAGCATTGCCAAAAGTACCGCTGCGCTGGCAAAACAAGCCGTCCAGTGGACGATTGAAACCGCAAAAAAAATAGCAAGCACTGCAGCAACATGGGCGCATCAGGCGGCAACCCTTGCGGCTACTGCTGCCACATGGCTATTTAATACAGCTATGACGGTGTTAACTTCTCCAATCACGCTTGTTGTTGCCGCTATTGGAGCTCTAATCGCCATTGTCGTCCTATTAGTTAAAAATTGGGGCACCGTAAAGGCAAAAGCCATAGAATGCTGGGACAAAATCAAAGACGCCTGGGACAAAGTGGGTAACTGGTTCCACGAGAATGTCACAGATCCGATTGCAAGCTTTTTCACTGGTATGTGGGAAGGCATCAAAAAAACGTTTCGTATGGCTGTTGATTGGATCAAAAAAGTATTTACCAGTAGCGTTAATAGCTGGATTTCCATCATTGAATCCTTTATTAATTTCTTCATCAAGGGAATCAACGTATTAGTTCGCGGCATCAACAAGCTCAGTTTTGATGTGCCTGATTGGGTACCTGGAATTGGCGGTAAGTCGCTTGGATTCAATATCCCGCTAGTCCCGCAAGTCAAAATTCCACGCCTTGCCCAAGGCGCTGTCATCCCGCCTAACCAACAATTCGCCGCTATCCTCGGCGACCAGAAGCATGGCCGTAACCTCGAGGCTCCGGAAAGCCTGATCCGCCAGATCTTCCGGGAGGAGATGGGCAAGCCAAACGGCGGGGATTGGCGCATCTACGTAATGCTACCTGACGGAACAATAACGGGGGAAACTGTTATCACAGCGGCCCAGCGAGCGAATCAGAGAGCAGGCAAAACGATCATTCCCGTGGAGGTGTAATCATGGAATCGGTTAACCCGATTGAGTGGGTCAGGCACAGTGAAAACGGGCCCAATTTATATGTTCCCGTTCCGCATATTTATAGCGTCAGTGGGAAAAAGCTGTCTAAAGACACTGCGACGCGAACAGAATCGTATTATATGCATCCGGACTTTGTCGGTCGCGATCAAATTATCCATATCGGATGGGAAAAGCCAACTTTTGAGCAGGGGAAAACAATCCTAAATGCTTTTGACCCCGACCGGCTGCAAGGGATTTGGGTGAAATTTCTGTCCCCCTGGTATGGATGGATCGTAGAGGAAATGTATACAGGAGACGTGCCAGCTCCTATGATGAAACGCAGCAAAGTGTATTGGGAAACCATTGAATTTGACCTCACCACGAAACAAACAAAATGGAGGGACGCTTAGTATGGAAATATCGCAGCACGCGCTTGACTGTATCCGGCGCGGAGATCCTTTGAGCGTCTCTATAGAGGCTTCCGGCGTGTCCGGAAATATCACACTCACTGAGCAGGACATCTTACCCGGAAGCCTACAAATATCCCGCATGTCCGTGTCCGGGAACCAGATTGAGCTTGGGAGTGCTATATCATCCGAATTAACGATGAAGCTGTGGAACGACGGCGGGAAATTTGATGGTTTTGCGTTTGAAGGGGCCGAGCTTTACGTTCGTCTGGGCATCAAACTAGAAGATACTACGACGGAATACATACCGATAGGATACTATACCGTCGACGAGCCGCCCCGAAAACTCTCCACGATCTCGATTAAGGCCCTTGATCGCATGGCTCGGTTTGATCGTGTATACGATAGCAGCATGACATATCCTGCATCTCTGTATCAGATCCTCTCTGACGCATGCGCGAAGTGCAACGTACCTCTTGCAACGCCGGACAGCGATCTGTTGAACTCAGCCTACTCTCCAGCTACCCGGCCGACAGAAGACGGGATCACATACCATCAAATTATCATCTGGATTGCAGAGCTGACCGGGAGCTGCGCGTGGATCGATTGGGACGGCAAATTGCGATTGTCCTGGTATGAGAGCTGCTCGACCCAGATCACCGCGGATGATCGCATCAGTTCTGACATGCAGGAAAACGATATTACAATCACCGGTGTACAAATCACGGCAAACGACGAAGGGAAAACAGTCTATTTATCTGGCTCGGACACGTACGCTCTGTGCATCGAGGGAAACCTCCTCGCTCAGGACAATTTGCAGTCGGTTGCCAAAGCTCTCGGAGATCAGCTGATCGGGTTTACCTACCGCCCATATAACTGCCAGGCGCGGGGGCTACCGCATCTCTGGCAGATGGAGTGCATCTCCTACGTCGACGCCGCAGGGATAACACACCCCTCAATTATCAATCAGCACACGTATACCTACAACGGCAAATCCACAATCGCTGCCAAAGGCGAGACCACGCAGCGAAATGGCTACGCAACCTCTGCACCCCTTACATCAAAAGAACGGGCCATTTTAGAGCGTATGAAGGCGCAGACCAACCGCAAGTTGTCTACCATGCAACAAGCCGCCCTTGAACTCAACGAAACAATGGCAAACAGCATGGGGCTTTATAGCACGACAACCGTAAACCCCGACATGTCCGTTACCGCTTACTGGCACGATAAACCTACGCTTGAAGATTCTCAGTACATTTACACCCGGAACGCCGGGGGATATGCGTGGACTGATAGCGGATGGAACGATGGGGAGCCCGTCTGGCAATACGGAGTGACCAAGGACGGCATTGCAATCCTCAACGTACTCCATGTCTACAAGCTGACTGCGGATTATCTCGATGTGCGGGGGCTAACTGTTACCAATGCATCCGGGACGGAAACCCTGAAAATATCCCCACAGGGCGACGTCTCCCTCAACGTCAAAAGCTTAAGCATCACGGGGAACCAGGTGGCGACGCAGGGGGATTTGACGAGCGGGATCAATGGGCTGCAAATTGGAAGCCGGAATTATATTAAGGACAGTGTATCAAGAACTTTAACTGCCAATTCCACGAGTGATTGGTATTATAACAACCTATACACAGGCTTAGAAAATACGCAATACACGTTTAGCGTAGGAAAAATTTCCGTCATTTCGGGAAGCGCAACCAAGGTATCCGTTTTGATCTATGATATAAATAACGCAAAACTCATTCAAACGATGTATTTAAATGTGTCCAATAGCAAGCAGCAAATCTCGTTTACCCCGCCACCCAGCAGCGCCGCCTTGAGCTTATTAATCTATGCAGGCGTTGCCGGAAGCACGGCTGGAAACAGCCTAAAATACGAACACATGAAGCTCGAAAAAGGATCAAAAGCCACCGACTGGACGCCCGCCCCGGAAGACCGCTCCTATCTCGTCAACACCCTCTCCCCCACGCAGGCGGACGGCCTTTGGCTCGGCAGCGACGGGAAGCTGTATATTAATGCGACAAATATCACCGCTGGGTACTTAAACGCGTCTAGAATCAAATCTGGCACCTTACTATTAGGCGGCTCAAATGGAGTTAATGGCAATTTAAAGGTTGAGGGAAATTATGCAGATATGTATGCGGAATCATATAATTTAAACAATACGCTATATACGTCTTCGTTATCATTCAGAGATAAATCGGGAACTGAACTTTTTTACGCAAGGCCGGTCAAACTTGGTACACTTGAACAGGTTCAGGTTGGAGGACGGCGTGCGTTTTATATCAGGTCTTTAAGCGAGAACGGAAGCACAGCAGCAGAGTTATATCTTGGCGGACCCAAATCAATGGGCACAACAGGTGCAATTGCTTCTATTAGCGCTCCGGATGGAATTGAGTTAGATGGATACATAATGGCATCTGATAGTGTTAGGCTGGAAAATAGTAAAACCATATATGGCAGGACAACAGGTGATGTTTCGCAGCCGATGATCGGAAAATCCACATCCAATCACACGATCGTTGGAAACGGGAATCAGTCTGGCAACACAGAGATCTACTCCAAATCCGGAGGTAGCATATCTTTGTGTTTAGGCGGAACCGAAAAATTTAGAGTAGACGATAGCGGAGCGGCCTTATACGGAAACAACACAAATATCCGCTCCATTAACGGCGCGCCAATTAAATTTTATATCAGTGGCCAGCTATGCGGATATATCGATAAAAGCGGCTGGCACAATCCATAAGGAGGCATTACATTGGCACTCATCAAACCAGGTTATCATTTTCGCGGCCTGAATGTACAAAACGCTTATCTCCGCATCAGCAATCTAGAATACCTTTACGCCGACAAGAAGGTGGCCTATCTAATATCAGCCTACGCAAACAAGAAAGCTTCTGAAGGGGATTTGCGGCTTGACGATTATTATGTCGGAATTACGGACATGCCCCTCGGTGGCAGCGTTCCCGACATCCTCCGCATGATCTACGAGGACATTAAAATGAAGGCGCAGGACGCGGATTCCTATCCTGAAATCGCTGAAAAATTTGCGGACTGCATAGATGACGTGGAGGAAGACTTACCCTCCCCCTCCTATGCCGAGCTCGCCGCCGCAACCAATATCCTGATGGGAGGAGAAAACGCATGAGCATCATCGACGAAGCCCGCGCCATGCGGGCAAGCTATATCGCCCTTGCGCAAAGCGCCCCGGATGAGCTGCTTTCATCCGGGGATTATTTATCGGTTTTTGATCCGCTGTGCGGGGATGGCGGCCTGATCCCCGCGCGCAGCGTGCGCCGCCATGAGGGGAACCTTTACCGCGCAAATGCGGATTGCTGGGATCGGGAGGACAATTGGCCCAGCGCCGCGCCCACCCTCTGGACGCAGGTCACGCCGGACGAATGGCCCGCCTGGGTTCAGCCCACCGGCGCGCATGACGCTTACAACACCGGCGACAAGGTGACGCATAACGGCAAACAATATACCTCACAAATCGACGGCAACACCACAGAGCCGGGAACAGACGAACGCTGGTGGAGCGAAACGAAAGAATAACCAAGTGGAGGAAATATACTATGCAAGAATATCTTACCCGCCGCAAGGCGGAACTCCAGCAGGAATATAACAGCCTGACGCTTCAAAAATCGAATTTGAGCAGGCAGTTCAAAGCCTGCCGGGAGCGCATGGCGCAGCTACGCGGCGCATTCGCCGAGCTGGAAGCGCTTGCCCAGCAACCGGCATCTCCGAATATTTCCGAGCC